CCAAAACAGTACGAAAAGAAACAACCAGGGGTTGCCAATGGCTCAGGCATCTCCGGCAATATTGATTATTCACTCAGGCCAGGAAGAGACAAAAAAATAAAAGTCGACAAAACCAATTGGGGGAAATACGATAATGAATGATTTTGAAGATGAATTCCAAGAAGAAGTCAAAAACCAAAAATGCCAATGCGGGGACAAAGTAAGTTTCGGCTGCAACGATCAATGCCGGCTTTGTTACTATACCAATCAATTTCGAGCAAAAAGTACCTTGATCCATCTCGCCGAAGCCGGCGTCCCATCAAAAACGGCCCGTAGAGCGATGAGGATAGCCCAAGACGCAGCTGAAAAGAAATGGTCGGTCCTTCCTATCTCTATCCAGGAAAACTTCAAACAGAGCCTATTCCTATCCGGAGAAGCCAGGCAGGGGAAAACGACCGCGGCGGTATGCTCCATGCTCTATCATATGGAACAATACAATACGATCAAGGAATACCTGAATCCCCGCGCTACTTTCCTTTTCGAAACATCCCCGCAGATGATCCAAAATCTTCAGAAATCATTTAAACTATCGGCCGGGGAAGAACAGGCAGTCATGGATCGATACAAGAATGTGGATTTCTTGATCTTGGATGATTTTGGGGTGGAGAAGCCGACGGAGTGGGCCTTTACAGTAATGTATCTGATATTGACCCATCGGTATGAAGAGGATAAGCAGACCATTTTTACCAGCAATTTCAGTATTGATCAGATTGCCAAGCGGTATGGAGATGAGCGTTTGACCAGGCGGATCATGGATTGGTGTAATATATTTGAGTTGTCGTAAAATAAATCGGCAGAAAACTGATTGAAAAAAGTATAATAGGATAGAAGAAAGATTGAAAGGAATTGAAGATTAATCAATAACTGGAAATTAAATGTTTCTTATCTACCATATAGATTTTTGGAGTGGCGAATGGGATTTTACGCGGGCTGTCTCAGCAGCTTGGCCGCGACCATTGCTCTCCGATAAACCAGGCCTGCTTGGCACCCGCCCAGGAAAGCAGGCCAAACCGGTGCAACATGATTATGGCTAGCTTCAAGCGCCTGGCCATACTGAGAATGGCTGTAACTTCCGGCGCAATGACAGAAATAGGAAGATATAAAAACATAATTTTCTGAGGAGTGCTCAAAGACCTCATACCTGCAAAGGATGGGGTTGAGGCAGTGGAAAGAGCATGGTGGTGAAACGAAAAGTAGCCAGAGGCCCTGGCAGGCTCGGCAAACACCCGGGTATAAGTTGAGATGTCCGGCCCAGTAATGGGGTGCAGGTTCGAATCCTGCCCATGCTCACCATTTATTTATTTTGAGAATGAGTTTTACAGATTAATTCAATCTAGGTTAGGAGGTAGAGCCATGCAGAGCCGCTAAAAACGGCAGGCAAGAAATCATATGGGCGATAGCCAACTAAACAACAGATCACAATCTGATCGGCCCAAAAAGAACAGAAGTTCAGAAAAGGGCTTGCCCCATACCTTCCGAGGATGGGGCTTTTTAGGTAAAAATATAAATAAAGTTCATAAGGAGCCCAAAGTGAAAGATGATGATTCTACCCCTCTTGATGGAATGGTATGGTGGGCAAAATGCCTTTGGGTTGTATATCTCGTTTTGTCAATAACCATTATGTCTTCTGGAATAATTTATTTAAAACAACTTATCTGGTGATAAAATGAACGTAAACACGAATCATTTAGTGAATGTTGAATATGATGCTACAGCACCAGAAGGATATGATTTATTACCAGAAAGATTGAATCGTGCTGCTCGGAGGAAATTAGGTAAGGACAATTGTGCTTATGTCAGTAAAACTTCTGGCGGAAAATTATCTCGATGGGCAGCTAAACAAAGAAAAATCAAAAACGGAATAAATAAGAAATCATGAAAGTCTGTTCTGATAAATGTCCATTAGACGATTGCTGCGAAGGAGCTTGTTTTCATCCGGAGATGAGGATCGATGTCCCTGGCGAAATTGGGATAAACGCCCCTGAACCACCACCAATCAAAAATAACCGCCCGGCCGTCTGGGATCTCGTCTTGGCTGATATGAAGGAACGGGATGAGATTGGTAAGCAGAAGTATGATACCCGGCTGCAGCCATTTAATGGCCGAGATCCTTTGGTAGATGCATACCAGGAGGCTTTGGATTTGGTTGTTTATTTGCGTCAGGCTATTTACGAACGAGATAACCCAGGAGTGAAACTATGAAAATCATCAAACCAAGCGTTGAGTTTTTCGGAGCAGTACCGACAGAGTACAATGCAGCACTTAAGTTCATCGAGATGGCGGGCAGGACTTGCTACAAATCAGAAGACAAGATTACCGAGACCAGTGCAGAAGGATTCGTCCGGAAGCTGATCAGCGCAAGACCAACTCCACATCTGGCTATGGTTGAGCACTCGAATTTTGTGGCGCGAATGCATCAGCCAGAAACGATTATTATGGGTTTGATCTCAACTATAGTTAGTATTGCTGGCAAATATTTAAATGTGCTTCAGAACTCTGACTACATCTATGTTGGGGGAAGCCTTACTGCATGGTATCAAAGAGGAAATATAGTTGGCTGGGATGATCCGATTTTTCGAGCATTCGCAAGAAGATATGATGATCTGTTTGATATTATTTTGCTTGATCCAATTTATACTCCATGGGATTCTTGTCCTCACGACGAAATCCCCAAGGAACTCCACCGCTACGCAGCAAAATTCATTTGTGATCGTGGAGTCAGTCATGAGTTAGTACGGCATCGGCCATGCTCTTTTGCTCAAGAAAGTACCCGGTACGTAAACTATGGTGGCAAGGATATGGAGTTTATTGAACCGGATGAGTATGGAGAGTGGGTTGATCTTACTCAAGACCGATTTAAAGAAGCGTGTAAACTATCTGAGAGATATTACAATGATCTTTTGAAATACGGCGATCTTAGCCCCCAGCAAGCCCGAGCCGTCCTGTCTAACGCCCTAAAGACCGAGATCGTGGTCACAGCAGATGCTACTGAGTGGAAGCATATTCGGAAGCTGCGTACAGCGAAGTCGGCTCATCCAGATATGCAGCGAGTAATGAATATGATGCCTTGGGAGGAGTTTTTGGTATGATTGATCTGAAACAAATAGAACTGAAAGAGTGGCAAGAACGGAACTTTCCCCGTTCCCGATATGAAGCGATGACCAAGGATCAACTCATCGATATGATCCTGGCCATGCAATTTACTCTTGGAATGGCCGAAGAGGTTGGTGAAGTAGCACATCATATCCTGAAAGGAATCCAAGCAATCAGGGGCGGGGTTAATGGTTTCAATATCAATCAGATTGCCGATGGAGTGGTTGATTCTGGAGTATTTGGCCAACAGCTTCTTTCTCATTTTGGGGTTGATTCTGAAAAAGAAACCTCCAAGGTTATCGATGAAGTATTGAAGCGGAACTGGATTGTGAATCCAGCCGGGGATAAAAAAGAATTACAGCATCAACCGGTTTGATCGTGAGTTCTCAATTCATCGAACGCCGCATTGCTATCGGCCTGATCACCAACGACCAGTACCTGCGGGAAATAGCCCCGGTATTTAATGCCGACCTTCTCAAGGATGAAGCGGCCAAAAAGATTGCCTCCTGGTGCATCCGCTATTTCAATAAGCATGGAAAAGCGCCCCTGGAAGATATCGGGATCATCTTTGAATCATATACCAGAAGGGGGAAACTCAATCAGGAAGAATCGGAAGATATTGGTAGCATCCTTGATGACCTGAGCGATGAATATCAAACCCAAGCCGAGAACAATCCGGAAGTCCTGATTGATGAGACATTCGCGTACTTCGATGAAAACAGGCTAGTTCGCCTGGCGGATGATATCAAGGCCGAGGCCCAGCGGGGGAACCTGTTAGAGGCCAATGTACTGCTTGCTACCAATAAGCAAATTCAACGAGCGGTAAATATAAACCATGACTTCTTCGCCGACGATATTACCAGAACGCAAAAAATCTTTGAAGACATCCAGGAGCCGATTGTCGAGTACCCCGGCAAGCTCGGACAACTCTGGAACCGGCATTTCGTTCGTGGCGGATTTGTTGGATTACTTGGTCCAGAAAAAACTGGAAAAAGCTTCTGGCTAATTGATATTGGATTCCAGGCCCAGCGAACCGGTAAAAAAGTAGCTTTCTTTGCGGCCGGTGATATGAACCGGGAAGAAATGGAACTCCGGAAATATATCTACATGGCCAGGAAATCCAATGAACTTGAATACTGCGGGCAATTGATGATCCCGGTAGTTGATTGCTTTTGGAATCAGAATGGTCAATGCCCAGCCGGTTGTGGGGAATCGCCAATCCGGGGAGATAAGCCTCCCGCCTTCAAGGATCTCCAACAGGTTTATAGCGATGCCTTTGAACAATACGGAAGCGACCATACCCCATGCACCAAGTGCCAGGGTAAAAAAGAATTTCTGGGTGCCCCATGGTTTAAACTCCGGGATAAAATAATCCCCCTGAATTGGAAAGAGGCATACAATATTGAGCGTAAATTCCAAAAGCGATTCCGGGGAGCCGGTTGGAACTTTGCTGATTATCCGGCTTATACCCTCAGCCCGAAAATGATCGATAATCAACTGGCCATCTGGCACGAAGGCGGCTTTACAGCCGATGTCGTGTTGATTGATTATCCGGATATCATGGCCCCAGACCTGGAAGACCAGCGAATGGATTTCCGGCAAAAAGAGAATATGAAGTGGTTGAAGATCCGGGCCTTGGCCCATAAATGGCATTGCCTCGTTGTTTGCCCTACACAAGCCGATGGAGCCAGCTATGGTAAGGACTGGTTGGATCTCTCCAATTACAGCGAGGACAAGCGAAAGTACAGCCATACAACGGCATTCTTTGGCCTCAATCAAACCGATGGGGAGGCCGAGTTGGGATTATTCCGGATTAATCAGTTAATTGTTCGAAGTGGGAAACGTGGAAAGAAATACGCAACTATTTGCCAGCGGCTCGAAATAGGTCGTCCATTTTTGGGAAGTTATTAAAGGAGAAAACATGATTACAGTAACCAAAAAATTCAGTTTCAGTTATGCCCATCACTTGCCGGAGTATAACGGCGACTGCTCCCGGGTTCATGGCCACAATTCTAATGTAGAGGTCGAATTCACCAATGAGTATGGTCAACTTCCAAGGCCATATCCGGGTATGGTAGTTGACTTCAAGGATATCAAGAAGATTGTCGAGCCGATTATTGACAAACTCGATCATCGGTATTTGAATGATATCCTCGATCCATTTAACCCTACCGCCGAAACCATTGCCAATTGGATTGCCGGCCGGATAATGGAAACCCCACTTGGTCCAGGCCTGATCCGGGTGCAGGTTTCGGAAACTGACGATTCCTTTGCCACCTGGAGAAAATAATGAAAACGAAAATAAACATCATGTCGATTTTCTTTTCGATCTCCGGGGAGGTCAATATCTGGCCACAAGGAGCCCCGACCATATTCATTCGATTTGCTGGTTGTAATTTGGTTTGCCATTATTGTGATACCAAACAATCAATCAATGCTGCTGGCACTCAAATGACTGTTGAAGAAATAGTCGAGCAAATCAAATCTTTCGATTGCCAGCGGGTTTTGATTACTGGCGGGGAGCCTCTATTGCAAAGAAATGGCCTCCGGGAATTAATCAGGGAATTGCATATTCAAGGGCGCACGACCAGCATCGAAACAAATGGTTCATTCCATCTGGATATCCTGCCTGAGCGTCCGGATTGTTGGGTGGTTGATATCAAGATGCCGGGGAGTGGGTATCACGGGTCGATGATCCTGCCAGAACAACATCTGGAAGATACTGGAGCCGGGGATAATCTGATTTTCAAATTCCCAATTGAGGATGAATGGGATTATGAGACGGCCATCAATATTATAAAAAACTTGGATGAGACCAGCTGCGGCCTGGCTCTTTCTCCGGTTTCGCCCTTGACCGCGGCTCAATTATGGGAATGGATGGTCAGGGATGGATTGACCTACTGTATCCTAAATACTCAGATTCATAAAACAATTTGGCCCGACTCAAAAATTGAAAGGTAATTTTTCAATTTATTTTGCCGGAATGTAAAATATTTCCGTAGAAAATCATTCGAAAACAGTATAATAGGATAGAAGATAAAAATGGTCATTGTGGCCATTTGCCAGGATTTCCAAACCAAGAATAAAGGAGAATTGCCATGAGTGAACCCAAGCGCCCCGAACTGATTGCCGCCGCAAAGGAATTGAATACCCTGCTGGACCCCGACCCCAAAATCAAGACGGTCGGTGTAAAGACTGATGAATTGACCAAGGCCATCGTGGTTGCTGCCGGCCTGCTTGATAAGGGAGATTCGCTGACGACCGAAACCCATGCCGTCCTCTGCGCCCTGGAAGTTGAGTTGCCGGAAGGCCTGGTCATTGCCGCTGCCGAAGCAGGTGATGAAAATGGCGATGATGCCCCGGAAGAGAAAAAGCCCGAGCCGGTGATTGAGCGGGAAGATTTGGTCTCCCTGATCGAAGAAATGAACAAGGTCATGGATCTGGACCCGGCAATTGAAGCCAGTGAGAAATCCAGCATCGACGGCCTCAAGAAACTGATCCATGATAATTGCTACGACAAGGGTGAGTGTCAGGTCTTCGATACCGATAAGTTCAGTGCCGAAGCATGGGAAGTCTTGACGGCCCTGGGAGTGCAGGCGGTTGTTACCAAGAAGGCCAAAGATAAGCCGGCAAAGGCCGGAAAGAGCAAGGACAAACCTGCTAAGGCCGGAAAGAGCAAGGACAAACCTGCTAAGGCCGAGAAAGCCAAAAAGGATGGTTCGAACCTGAAAGGCCCCGGCGTCATCAAGACCATCGCTACCACAATCAAGGAGCAGGGGCCGATCACCAAAGAAGCAATCCTGGCAGTGTTGGTCGAGAAGTTCCCG